TACAATTTGCTTCTGCCAGTCGGGAAGTTTTGACAAGTCAATAGCTCCAATACCTGACAAATCTATTCCGGCTTTAATCAATACCGGCTTCAATTGATTTGTTATCTCTTTAGCTTCCTTATACGCTTTTTGTATTCCTTCAATAATTTTCTCTGAATCCGTAGAAACCTTTATTTGAGCTTCAAATTGCCCATCTGTGGCTTCATTGAACTTTTTCTGCAAATCTGACAAGCTCTGAATAGTTTCCGTATATTCAGCATTAATCTTAATATTGAATTGTTTTTCAAGAATCTCACCATTAAGAAAATTCCGTATATCTACCGGCATCTCTTTAAATTGATCCAAGAAAGAACTTATATCCAAACCGATAGCTATTCTTTGAGCGTCACTCAAATTGTCTAAATTCCAACCGGCAGCTTGTAATCGTGACTTATATTCAGATATGAAACTCTGCATATCCGGTGATACTTCTTCCTCAAAAACACGTTTAGAGTTTTCCCATGCCTTCCGCAGCTGAAAAATATCATCCCTATATCCTCCCGTGAAAGGTAACTCATTATTCAAACTGGCTAATGCCTTGGGATATTCTTTGATTATATCCAACTGCTCTTTCAATGATTTGCCCGAAGCGACTTTAGCAAAATCATCATACTTGGCTATAACTTTCTGCATGGCAGTATAATACTCTATATAGCTACCAGCCATACGGTCTATAATCTTGTCTATCTGCTTCTCTGTCTTGATGTAGTCTTCAATATTTTCACTAAAGCTTTCATCAAAATAACCATCAGTAGCATCATTCGCATATTCAGATGTACCTCTTATGGCATTCAACAGCCTATAAGCCTCTTTTGTATCATTCAAAGCATTCCGAAGCAATATATATTGTTCTGCAAGGCTTTTAACCGTATTTCCTTCATCATCAGTCTTAAACGTTTCATTAAAAGTGTCTGCCCAAACTGGAGAATAATCCTTTAATGCTGTTTTCATTTCTTCAATGGAAGCAATCAGTGAGGCATCATTCGCCTTAAAAGGATCAACATCAGCAAATTTTTGAGCTTCTTTCGTTAGGTTCTTGAAACCGTCATGTGCTCTTGTTGTCAACTCGGAAATACGCTCGTTCATTTCGTCAGCCTTTTGCCCGGACTTATACCATAATTCAAAAATGGCAGAGGCTACCGCAAAGACAATAAATTGGGGAGCTAACCCTTTCAAAACCATCCCCAAATTTTTTAAATTCCCCCACAATGCTCTAATCCCCACATTCATCGCTCCAATGTGAGATATTTGTGAGACATCGAGTCTGCCCATCTTTGCCTGAAGAGCTATACTTTCCGCTTGTGCCACAGTCAGTCTTTTCATAGCTACAAGTTGAAGCAGTTTATTCTTTGTTAATTGCCCCGAAACAGCCATCTGCTCATAATCCGCATAAGTCAGCTTATTGGAAGTGGCAATAAGTTGTTGTTCGGCAACAGTCAGTTTCCTATATGCTGCTTCAACGCGAAGTTTTTCTGCCGTAAGCCTTTTATTAGCCAAAACAGTCTGCGAAATATTTTTATATTCACCAACAACCAAACGACTATTCACCAACATAGCCACCTTATATACTCCAAAGGCTCCAACGGCAGCTTCGATAGCCGGTACAACTTCTTTCCAATTTTGAGCAAGGGTGGTAAGGCTTTCGGCAGTCCATTTCAATGTACTACCCATTGACTCCGCAATATCACCAAGCATAATGTCAATCGCATCAGCCAAGTTCTTCCATTTGGATTTGACTGATTCTGAAAGAACTTCCTGCATGTTATGAAACATGCCACCATCATCCGTAAGTTCCCAAAGAACATCTTTTACGTCCTCAAACGTAACCTTCTTTTTCGAGATCATATCAAGCACTTCACCGGCACTGACAATGCGGCCTTCCAACTTACTGAATCGCTCGGCCAGTTTATCCACCATAGGAATGTTCGCTTCCGTCAATTGCCGCAATTCTGTTCCTTTCAAGAATTTAGCAGCCTTTATCTGACCGAAGGCCAATATGATACGCCCCATATCAACACCTACACCGGCTGATATATCAGCCAGCCTTTTCATGGTATCATACAATTCATTGTATGGTATAGAATATGCAGAAAGTTGCTTGGCATACTGATTCAAATCCATAACCCCGAACGGAGAAGCAACAGCCAGTTTCTTAATCTGATTGAATATGGTTGTAGCTTTGCCTTCATCTTGCAGGATAGAGGCCATTGCAATTTTCTGATTCTCCAACTCACCACCAATATCAACCACTGCACGTAAGAAATTTTGTGCCGCATAAATGGAGTATAGCCCCAAAAATTCATTTCTTAATTGTCCGACAATACTCAACTGGCTGTTCATTGCTCCATTCATATTGAGAGTGGCTGTCATGTGCCGCCTTGCTGCATTGGCTGATCTCTCACGGGCATTAGCCAAATCCAGTTCCGCTTTGGCGGCACGGGCGGCTCTTTGTCGCGCAAGCTCACGTGCGGCTGCGGCAGAAGCCTCCGCTTTGGTTTGAATGGCTGCGGCTTTGGCGGCGCGTAAATCACTTGCTGTAAAGTTTGTATTCAACCCGGCGGCTTGCAAGGCGGCACGGACAGCTTGTGTGGTACTGGCCTTATCCACTACCACATTGATCTTAAACTTCTCACTTTGAAGCAAAGTCTTCATATCACCAACCAACTTCTTCTTGTCAAAACCCACATCAAGTTTTGCCTGCAAGTCTTTGGTGATTTCCGCTTTCAATTTTTTACGTTGTTCCGCTGTCTTATCACGGAACAGTATATCAAAATATAAATTACCGAGATCAGCCATATATTATTGTGTTTGTGCTACTTATAATCATTAATGTTAATTGCTGTTTCTCCATTGCCATACTTATTTTTCCAGCGTTTGGCAGCATCCTCTATTTCGCTTACGGAAGGGGATTTGAAGTTCTTCGTATCGTGCTTCTTTTCCTTGTTGTCCTTGTCACAATCTGTAACCACAATAGACACATCCATTGCCAATAGTTCAATTTGTGCATTTGTAAGTACCCAATAAATACCAAACAAGGGCTTGCTTATTGGAATCCCAAATACTCTCAAAGGCTCTGTCAGCCACGGATAGGACTTGCCTATTTCCCACGTTTGTCCGTAGCTGGTTCGTGAAGGATATGCTCTGCTTCCTCTTTTGTCATTGTCATCATCGTGTCCTTCATCGCGGTCAGATATATGGTAGCAGTCAAGTAGTCTTCCACTGGAATTTTTTTTTTGCCGACGGCTATAACCTTCATCAGCTCATGATCTCCATATTGTTTGATATAAAAGAACCATCGCCACAAGAAAGGATAGAAGAACTTGATCTTCCAATATCCGTTCAAAATGATAGCGGCTGCACATTGGCAACTGATCTTATCATCATTCCCCGATTTCTGCATGGTACTGGTGAATTTGCGTATAGTCCCTCTTTTCAGCCATGAAATACCATATTTCTTTCCTCGGACTTCCACATAGTCCACACTGTCTTCCAACACATCATTCAATAGCCTTTCATCCTCCGGTGTAGGAAGTGTTATGTCATTCTTCTTTGTCATATTTTATCATGTTTTATACGAAAAAAGGTGGTGGCCGGTATCAAGTAGCTCACCACCTTTTCGCTGATATGAATTTTGCAAAGTGTTATATCCTAAGTTTTTTATTCGGACACTTTTTTACGTAAAATGTAAATAGAGGCACCCTTAGCATCATTCAACGGAGAAACAGATACATTAAAGTACCCCGGCTTATCCTGCTCGCTGACGAAGTTGCTATACCCCTCAACATTCGGTAAGAACAAGGCTGTTTGACGGTCTTCACTACGCATGAAGAGTCCTCCGATTACTTTCTTCGGTTCGATATTGTAACCTTCACCTTCATAAGTCTCACCATCAATGGTAGCAGTCATAGTCACCGTTTCCGCTTTCTTGTTCAGTAACAAGTCATTGATCTTTCCTGCCACGGAAGGTACTTGAAACTGAATATCGGAATCTCCAGCATTAGCAATAGAAGTCCAAGTTGCTCCGGTTGTCAACTTGATCTTGGAAACATCGGCAGCTCCGGTATCAAATGTAACTCCGTCAGAGAGTACCGGCAGCTCCATATCAAAAGCCGCTAAAGTTGCGAGGTCACTATTGACTTTGGACACATAATAAACCTCCTTCATCTGATTAAAGAGCACCTTTAACTCTTCCAGTTTGGTAGTAATAGAAATCTCTGCCATAATCGTATCTTTTTAAGTTTGTGTCATTTGTTTATTATTAGCTTCGCTTGTATTATTAAGGAATGAAAACCGAGTCCGTCATTTCCTCCGGGAAGCAATCGTGGACTTACAGCTGAAAACAATTCCGTCACTATTGGAAATTTTGAAACCACTTCCATTTGCATTTCATCCAAACGGACTGTATTCTCAATACCGTTTGAGCGATCATGCGCAAAAACGTTTATCTGACAGTAAGTGTCTTGGTAGGTACTTCCTTTATCTTGGATAGTTTGTGGCAACCGGATAACAACAAAGTCCTTCATCGCCTTTTGTTCAGCAGCCGGACGATCTGTTATGAAAACCTTTTCACCAATGCCGGTTACTGCATCAGCGATTTGTTTTAATATATCCATACGTCTATAAACTGTCCGTCCCATCATTTCATTGGTTTAAAGTTCTTGAATAATGTATTTTGTGCCCTTTGAAATGTTCCGGTCAGAACATCTGCATTCAACACATTCTCCAAATAGGTTGAATATTCAGTACCCGTGCACATTACTATCTCAAATCCTTTACGTGATTCCGACTTATATCTTTTCAAGAAATCAAAGGAGAATGCTTCGCCATAACCTTTATCAGTTTCTATTGTTCCAGTAAAACGTCTGTTCTGATTATCATAACTGACACCTACAAATGTTTCACCTTTAGTCAGCTTTACTCTCACCGGTTGTTTCATTGAATCTCCACTACAAACGAAATAGGAAAATCTACCGTCCATGAATAATCCGCACGCATAACTGGTTATTGTATTACCCGTAAGATTCCGAAAGCCTGACTTGTTATCAAGTGCATCTTGGATAAGTTCTTCACAGCATTTAGTCAAGACATCAAAGATATATCCTGAAACAAGCTCCTTTGCCTTCCTTATTCCTTCATCAAACAATACTTCATTGCTCCGGTTATCCATGCGTTAATTTTTTGCAAGATTGAAATACACAGTTGTTCCCAAATTTCCGGCATAGCTATCAGTAACCATACATTGAGTGAAAGTGCCTTGTCTGTCCGTGACATCTATCAGATCACCGGCCAATATTCCTTCAACAATTCCGGGAAGGCTCAACAGATAATCGCTCTTTATCACATTATCGGTTTTGAATGTCCGCAAATTTGTACTACCTTCCTTTCGGCATATACCTTCATACAAGATCACCTTCTCACCATCACTGAAAGAATCCTCACCTATAATTCGGTAAACAGTACATTTGTGCGGATGCCGTGGATTATTTACTTTCATACTCAAAAATTGACTATTCTGATTTTAGTGCCCTTTACAACTTCTTCATCCCATTTCTCATACAGTTCTTTCGCCATTTCACGGAGTTGCCGCTTGTCGTATGCGCTGGTCTGCCAACCACCTTCCTTATGCTTCCATCCCCCGTCACTGTCTTCGGTATCATTCTTACTGCTTGGAGTGCTTGCACACCACATATAAATATCGGCAGTGGCAAGATCAAGTTGCCTTTCGGTCAGTTCACTTACCATTGTTCCAAAAGCGATTTTCCGCTTGACAAGAACCCTTTTGAGGGCGTTATCCGCTATTTCATAAGCGGTTGCGCCACTCAAAAAGTCTTCAATGGTCATATCTTCCGTATGAGAAAGTTCCTCACTCATTCTTGCATGAAGTTAAGAGTTACACAGTCACAGTAGAAATGAACATATACTGCGGCATTCTCGGCACACACATTTGGGCGGCTTCACTTTCAATATAGATTGAATGTGTTTCAGGATTGGCTCTCTGTGTCAGTTTCAAACGTCCACCGTCATAAGAAGCAACCTTGTTTGCCTCATATCCCAAAGTCAAAGGTTCCACACCTTGAATTGTACCAATCTGACCTACCGGTATAAAGGCGATATTGGTAGCCTTGAAGTTTTCCACTTGTTCAGTGATAAGATCAGGCTGTCCGTCTGCATCCTTACCGGGCTTGTCAACAAAAGCATAGCTGTCACGTGGTACGATTTCATCCACTTTAACCAGTTTCTTGAAAATGGCTTTCAGGCGGTCTTCATCTTCATTCTGTGCATTGGCAATAACCGTACTATCATCCGTCACAGTCGGATAGAGAGAATGACCGATACGTTTAAGAACCGCAGTATGAGTCATTAAATCATCCCACAAGTCCTGCGCCAGCTCCATCCTGATCTTGCCCAAATAATGATATTTGCGGCGAATCTCTTTCACTCTGTTCTTTATATCCATAATCGGATCAGAGGCAGAGCCTTGATTTGCCGGAATATGTTCATCCTTAGTCCACCAACGGCTTGTGCCGGCCAATACCTGGTAATGGTTTTCAGGGATATTAAAGTCAATAGTGATACCCTTCAAACCACGTGGGTTGTTATCAGTATCAATAGTGAACTTACCCGTGGAAACAATTCTCATTCGCTGGTGAGTAAGCGCATTGTAGTACGATCCGATAAGACCGTCAGCACTTTCATCAAGCAAGCCCAAGAACACATTCTGCATCTCTTCCGTCAATGCGGACATGCCTACCCGTTGCAACAGCTGTAATTGTTGTCTCACAGTCACACGGTTCAAACGGTAGAACTTCTTTTGAGTCGGGATATTACCCGTCCTTCCTTCGAGTTCTCCCAATGCAGCTTCATAACCCGGACTTTCCGGATCAACGTAAGCTGGCAGCGTTTTCACGCCGAGGCTCGTAATAAGCTGGGAGAAAGTATAATCCAACTTGGTTGCTTCAAATTCAAAACCATCAATTTGAAGTAGGTCATACTTCTCCTTGTAACGGTCAATAAATTCTTGCCAAGTGTCCCCACCAAGCCCATATTCGATAACCTTGTACAAATCAATAGGAAGTGTATTCATACAATTGTCGTGTTTTAAATGTTATTTTCAAATTCTTCTACTGCACCCATACAATTTGAGGAAGTGTAGTAATCTTTTGCAGGATAGCAACCACTTTTTCGTCAAACATGTACTGATAAATCTCTCCGGCATAGACTACTGTCCCACTGGCCTTCGTGTTTTCACTGGCTACAAGAACATCTTCTTGCAAATAGCCATTAATACCAAGAGTGGTAATATCTGATTCAGCCGCCTTAATCTGTTCGTCCGTATAGGCTTTAAAAGTCTTGCCTGAAAGATCAAACTTCACTGCTGTACCGGCAGGAATCTTGCCAACCGCAACCCAATCGGAAATGTTACTCACCATACCACCGCCCGGATAACGGTGACGGATTTCACGCCACACTTTACGGGCATGTCCGTATTTCACGGTGTTCACATCAAACGTGTTACCCATTGTTCCCATACATTTATTGTTTTAGAGTTAATAATTTCAATTCTTCTTCCAGCCTTCCTTCTTGCCTTTACGTTCAAAGTATCTGCTGGCTGCATTGTGTTGTGTTCCACCTGAACCGTCAGAAGTTCTTGGGGCGGTGCCATAACCCCTGCACGCCTTATATTCTGCATCATATTTCGGCAGAAATTCAGTAACCAGTTCATCCACAGTTTTCTTGGTATCGAAAGTTACCCCTTGTAAGGTCTTGCTCAACACATAATCATCATTCGCTTGTTTGGCCTTCATTGCAGCCGTAACCTTCTTCAACAAATCAGCTTGAACCTTTTTGCTGTCTTCCGCGTCTAAACGTGCTTCCAGTTCTTTCAGTTTCTTCTCCAGTTCATCATCGTTTTTCGGTGGTACCGGTGGAGTTGGAGGTGTCGGGGGAGTCGGTTGGGGCTTATAGTTTTTCTTAAAGTCCTCAACTCTGGTTGCGACATCATGGTTGTACTGTCCTTGCATCCCTTTCAGAAAATTCACAGCCTTGTTCCAATAAGCCTCGTCAGGCTCCGAACCTTCGGCTACGGGATTAAGTTCTACATACTTCTGTAATGTCTGCGGTGAAAAACTGGTTTCTCCAAGTTTCTCGCTTAATGTGGATAAGATTTTTTCTTGTTCCATCGTGTTTATTTTGTGTTTATGTTGAATAAAAAAAGAGTCAGACAATGCTTTTTGCATCAATCTGACTCTTTGGTCTTATTTTCCATTTAATAGTGGGCAGTATTGGACTCGAACCAATGAAGACGAAAGCCAATAGATTTACAGTCTATCCCGTTTGCCACTTCGGTAACTACCCGTTTTGCGGAAGCAGAAGGATTCAAACCTCCGAAGCCTTTCAGCTTGCCTCTTTAGCAAAGAGGTGGTATCGTTCACTCACCCATACTTCCAATATGCGACCTACAAGATGTCTCGGTGAAACCACCGCATTTCCCTTGTATTTCGGACGTTATTCATTCTGTGTAGCGTATTAGAGAATCGAACTCTGGTTTCCACCGTGAAAAGGTGACGACCTAACCGTTAGTCGAATACGCCATTTGTTGAGATACAAGGATTTGAACCTTGAATAGCAGAACCAAAATCTGCTGTGTTGCCATTACACCATATCTCAATATGCGCGAAGAGAAGGACTCGAACCCCCGACAATCAGGTTTGGAATCTGACGTTCTTCCAACTGAACTATCTCCGCTTCATTGCGCCCGGTGATAGAATCGAACTACCGACCTTTACATTAACAGTGTATTGCTCTACCAATTGAGCTAACCGGACAATATACCTATACTCACCTAACCTGCGATACCCCATTTCAGCGTACCTGTGGGAATTGAACCACACCGTATAGGTTTTGTGGAAAGAGATGAAATCGAATCACCTTAACCGGATTTTCAGTCCGGCGCATACACCACGTCTGCCATCTTTCCATATTCTCCCTTTATCCCCATACGCCACATCGAAGGGAGAAACAATGCGGCAACTCCAACTATTGTTGCGGAGATTCGACTCGAACGAATGACCTTTGGGCTATGATCCCAACGAGCTACCAGCTGCTCCACTCCGCGATATTATCCTGAAAACTACTTTGTACCCACAATATCCACATTTATGTAGTTCTTGCATCTACGACACTTCACTCTCAATATAACAACACCATTGACATAGCTTATATCAGTTAGTTTCTGACCGCATATCGGACATAAAACTATCTTGTTGTATATTTCCCTTTGATCTGCATCTTTATCCGCACTAATTTTTATCATACTCCATGTTTTCGTTGCAAATATATGTACTGGATTTCTTTTCTCAAAACATTTTTGATATTATTTTCTATTAAAATGTAGAAAATAATACTCTTTATGCGTATTTTTGTACTGCAATATTAGAATCAGAGCTTATAGGCCGGTCTCCACATGTGTAATGTGAGGATCGGTTTTCTTTTTATGGAGAAATATAGTGGAATAAAAACGGTTAATGCCAGTTTGGTGCTTGATTATGAATATATCCAAATGTTAAGGGACGCGGATAGGAAAATTCCTAATCCGAATAAGATAATCGCACAAGGTGGAGGGCAGGAAAACATGCTCTCCACCCCGGCTGATATTACCATCTGTGGGGGATGCCGTGGGGGAAGTAAAACTTTTACTCTTCTTATGGAAACATTGAAAGATATAAAAAATAAAAACTTCCGTTCTGTTCTTCTCCGGCATGAGATAGACGATCTCTCTGATATGGTAGAAACATCATCCACCTTATATGATGATTTTGGGGAATACAACAAGTCCAAAAACGACATGCGTTGGAATTTCTATAAAGGTGGATTTTTAAAATTCAGCTATCATGCTGACACACTTGACGATTTCAAAAAGCGTTTTCAAGGTAAACAGTTCGCATATATAGGTGTGGATGAAATAACCCACATGGAATATCTTAAATTCAAATACCTTATCACTTGTAACCGTAACGCCTTTCATATCCGTAACCGCTTTATCGGAACATGTAACCCTGATCCTGACAGCTGGGTTGCAAAATTCATTGACTGGTGGATCGGAGAAGATGGTCTTCCAATCCCGGAACGTGATGGCAGAGTCCGGTATTGTTTTATGGACGGGGACAATGTTTCAGGTATATATTGGGGAGATACCCGTGAGGAAGTATATGAGCAATGCAAGGATATTATACACGCCTACTGGAAGCCGGAGTATGAGCAATATGGCACACCACAAGAACTGTTTATCAAGTCGGTTACTTTTATTGAAGCAAAACTTTCCGATAATGTAAAGCTGATGTCTTCCGATCCGACCTATTTGGCAAACCTTGTCAACCAGTCAGACGAACAACGCGCACGTGATCTTGACGGTAACTGGAAATACAAAGCTGCCGGAGATGATATAATAAAGCTGACTCACATGGAAGCTTTATACCGCAATTCCATGCAGATAGGTGATGGAATACGCCGGGTATCGTGTGACGCGGCATTTGAGGGTGGCGACAGTCTTGTCATGTGGCTGTGGGAAGGATGGCATATAAGAGACATATTTGTTTGCAAACTTGACAGCAAGAAAACAGTCGATACCGTAAAAGCGATGCTGGAAGAATGGCATGTAAGAGAAGAATGCTTCACCTATGACCTTAACGGACTCGGACAAATATTCAAAGGC